GTGATGATAGTATTTTATTTATATTTAGAAAGTAAGATTTCTAGAAAGTAAAATTTGTAAAATTCGTTCAAACATATATTTTAATATCCATTACAAATAGTAGTTATTAGTTTATAGTGCATACACAAATGGATATACAGGATAAGACTATTGACCCTAATTATTTGTCAGGATGCCCATATCATGGAGACAGATATTTGATGAATATAGTTGATGACATAATTAAAAACCAAAATATAAGTCAATTTGTTGAGACTGGTACTGGTTATGCAGATACATTATATTATATGGGTTCTAATTATAGCATTCCGTGTATATCGTGTGAAGTAGATTCAATTAGATTTGATAAGTGCACCAAATTTACATCTGAACTTACCAATATAAAAATTTATAATACAGATTCCCCTAGTTTAATCATTTCTAGTAATATTGATAAAAATGTAAAAACATTATTCTGGCTAGATGCACACGGTTGTTTTACAAATTCTGCAGGTGATGTTATAACAGTAGACCCTATTAGGCAAGAATTGAGCGCAATATTTAATAATTTCAACAATCCTGAAATATTAATTGATGATTTTAAGAATCCATTTTTTCCAAAGAATATTTATGCATATGATATATTAGGTAAAAATGAACTTTCGATACAATATATTAAAGACTTAATCCCAAGTGATTTTAATGTTTATGTTCCTATTTATACTGATTATACCAGTAAGTGTATGCCTGTTGGCTCTCCTTTAGTTGGATGGTGTTTAATTACCAAAAATACATATAACTTTGATTTTATACGAAAACTCTAATTTAGAAAACAATTGGTTTTTACTCCTTTTTTTGGTATTTTATGTAAATACATTATATCTCGTAGAAGATGTTCATATATGCCGCCATATATATCTGATGGCTCTAGTTGATTTTTCTCTCTGTCTTCCTGTTTCATAAATCTAAATGTATTCAAGTATTCTAAATGCAAGAATATTGAAGCATATATATTCATTATTGCATTACTACCAAAATTAAGCCAATCTGAAATCAGAGCATCCGGTTGGCCTATATCTAAATAATAAATAAAATTAGGATCATAATCTCGTGCTAATATTGTATCCCGCGGTGTAATATCAAACCGTAATCGAAATACATAATCATATTGAATACCGGACTCTAGCATATATATTTGTTTTAATTCATTCGCCTTGTAAATAGAATAATACATATTATACATTTGACGAATTATATACTCTTTGTGTTGTCCATCAGTCCATTTTTTATGTGAATTCATTCTTTTATGATTTTCTAATCTATTTTCTGACATCCCTATCACTGAGTTCTTATAATCCCGTGGTGCTTCTACCATCCACCGTTTTGGTTGGTAATTTTCAATAATCCATTTATCAATACCTGGTTCCAGTTGACAACGACCATTATCTGCATGGCTTTTTTCTATGTATAATTGGTTTGGATCATAATTCAAATGAATAAAAACATCAGCATTATTTGGGCGTATTATATTATTCATTATCAAATGGAAAGTTTCTTTAGCTGCTCGTGGCTGTCCTGAAAGACATACTGCGATGCGTGGTTGTTGTGTCATATCATTGTTATTAACTAGGAAAATAATATTCTTATAGTAAACTCAAAATAATAAACACAATAAACTAAACTTGTAAAGACGAAATATATTCCTGTAATATCTTAGACCATCCGAACTTGCTAAGCCCATATTCCCTTATATCCGCCCTTGCTGCTAGTGCTGCATTTCTATTCTCCTCTATCCTAGCAGCGATATAATCTAAGTCATTTAGTTTCTCATTAGGTATAACAGTTATCCATGGTCTATCAACCCCGATATCTAGATTTGCACTAGCACACTCGCTAACCACTACTCCTAATCCTGCAACCAATGCCTCTTTTACAACAAGAGGATCTGCTTCACCGCTAGAAAGCAAGACTAAATTACCATATTCTGTCATTTCTTCATATAATTTGTCCTTATTCCATTCACCTTTGTATGCATTGGACCCTCTGTTAAATGGTGAATCATGATAGTTTCCGACAAAATCTATCCCTGGAATGGATTGATATTTATACTGTCCTTTGCGCATCTCCACCTTACCAAGATATATTGACCTATCACCATGTACTGGTTCCATAGTAAATAGAAAAAGGTCATCTCTAGCACCATTTCTCATAACTCGAATCCGTTCACGTGGAAAACCATATCTAGCATACAAGCTCGCTATTTCATCAGAAATAACATTTAGCCAAAGCCGAGGGTTGTTTCGCTGATTGATAACACGCATAAATATTCCGTGAAAATATCCATTGTAGGAAGTCTCTAGCTGAGGGCTTGTTAAATATGCAAAATGCGATGTATATAATATCTTAGGTGCCCGGATAGAGCCTGCGACTGGGATGTGGTCATCATACATAATATGTGCAACATCTGGTTCTAGAGCATTACATTGTCGGATTATTTCATTATGATTAGATGTATTTATTATATGTACTTCATGTCCCATTCCTACACCATCACTAGAAAGAACTTGATAATAATCCCAAACTATGCGTTCTACTGCACCCCACCCTGGACTAGGAATTGGCATACAACCCGGTCCAATTAAAACAATCTTCATTATTAATTCTAGTAGTCTAAATTCTAACCTTCTAAAACAAAAATAGAAAAAACAAGTCACTAGAAAACGCTAGGATATTAAATTGCAACTTTAATTACTTCTACATACTCGTTCAGAGTTTCCCTAAACAATACTTCATACTTTAATGTGTTAAGACCAGAAATCATTACGTATCTTGCCTTTTGTTCTGGAGGGAGATATTTAAAGGTGTCATATTCAAAATGTGTTTTCATTTGAAATTCACGGTCTTTGACTCTATCATCCACATCATTTTTAATATCAAACCATTGTGATAAATTCGGACTATCATGATAAAATACTTTGCGGATTGGAATACCTGCTAGTTCTACACGATTTTGAAGCGCTTTATCCTCAACACCCCAACCCCAGAAATTATTGGGATATCCATTACATTTAGCAAATTCGGTACATGGAAATTTAATAACTGTTCCTAGAGTATCACATGGTGGAGTTATAATCCCTATGAATCCTGATATTATGTCTGGACCGTTAAGATAATATTTTTCCACACATGCTTCATTGGGATATACATCCACATCGTGATTAAAAAACCAGGTGCTGCGGGTTTTGTATTCTTGATACCCGATATTAAGCAGTGCACCACGATTGAATAATTTACCCTCTGCTTGCTCTATAACCACTACCTTAAAAGATTTTAAAACCTTCTGGAAGATGGGAATAATCTGGGAAATAAATGCATCTAGATGGAGCTTGCGATTTCGATATGGAATAAGAATAATATAATCATATTGCGACATTCTTGCTTTTATTTAATTGTTTTTTTATTTCTTTTAACAATATTTAGAATATAGAATATATAATTTTGTAATTTTACATAGATGCTAGAATATTTTTATATTAGATAAACTAAATAAAAATAGAAAAACAAGATAAAATGGATAAATTAGATTAAATACTTAATAAAATTGATGTTATTATGCTTAATATAAAAAAATATTTTCCAAACCATGGCTGATGCTGCTAGTTTGTTTGATTCTGGATTTCTAGATGATACATCAACTGTTCCACCTGCTAAGACAAATACTAAATTACCAGATACCCGTCCTCTAAATATCGCAGAACAATTCCGTGGTATGACTAATTCTGAAATCCTAAAGGCTATTGAACCACGGATGCTCCAATTTGCTATTATGGCAGTGAATATCACCATGTGTCTTAATATTAGTAATATGATTCGTACTGCTAATCTATGTGGTGCCAGTAAGTTCATTTTGTTCGGTCGTCGTAAGTATGATGCACGAGGATGTGTAGGAGCGCAGAATTATACACCTATAGAGAAAGTTGCTGCGATTCCAGATTCAAGTCTAATAAATTTCGAGGATATCACACCCGTAGAAACAGATAACATGCTTGATGTTCAAATATTCGTTGATTATATAAAGACTAATAATTACTTGCCAGTGTTTATGGAACAAGACAAGTTTTCGCGACCAGCAACAAATGGTAATATCCGCGATATAATTCAACGTGCTAGAGACCTTTCTAGAATTCCTCTATTCATATTTGGAAGCGAGGGGTTTGGTATTCCCCGTAATCTATTAGATGCACGTAATCGTGGTGAATTTGATTTATCATATACATTGGAGTTAAAACAACGTGGATGTATTCGCAGTTATAACGTCGCGAATTGTTGTTCTATTATCTGCTATAAGGTGATGGAGGTATTTGATGAGCTTGCCTAGCTTATTTTAGTTTTATTTTTTCTTTTCACTTTCTAGACTCTAGACACCAGCTTCTAAATTCTATCTTGCGAAATGGATGATATTATTTTGCGTATTTCTAGACATTATATATCTGGGCTAGCTGGTATAATAGGACTAGGTGCAGCTACATATTTCATAAGGAGGTATCTTTCTAATAATGAAAAAACTACTAGCGCATATTATACTCGTCCAGATGAACTAGATATTAGTAATAACCTAGTATCTCGTATAGCATCCCAATTACAAAATTCTAAAAAGTTATATATATTTTGGAATGGTTCCTTTAATTCTACTTATCTGCTCCTAGATTATTTGCAACAAGATTTTATAATTCAACCTATTTATATAGAGCGTTATACAATTAGAAAAGCTCTAGATTATGAAAAGCTAGAAAGATATACTGCTGAATATAATCAATCAAAAGTGCAATCAAACCTACAAACCAATTCTAAATGTTCTCCGCAAGTTTTAGAATATCTAGCAGATGTAGCTAGAATGAAACGGCAGCAAGCCAAAGAGATTTCTCAAATGATAACACTCCGCAGTGTGATAACGAACCAATATCCTGAATTCCGTGCAAATTTATTACCTACTAGATACATTACTGTAATAGAAAAAGATTTAACACATAGTCAGCTAGTTTATGATGCGCTACGGGTATTAAATTTACAGTCTTTAGAATATGATGGAATCGAATTATACGAACAAGCATCTAGATATATAGCCCATGTGCAAAAGGACACTACATTAAATCCTAGTATTACTAATATTACTAATATTACTAATATTAAAACAGTAATGGGATATTCCCTAGAATCTCATTTAACATCAATTATACAAAAAATAAAAAAAATAATAGAAAAAATGGATATACATAATACTAACACTACATACAGAGACAAAATAGATTTACCACTAGCTAGAATCTCTAATGACACGATAAAATATCTAGCAAGTCAGAAGATAAATAAAGAAGTAATGCGATTTCTTAATCTCTAACTTTTTGAAATATGAAATATGCATTGAAACCCGCCCATGTCATAAGCGCATCTTCTTCTCGGATCTTGGCTGCTTCACGTTTATGGCTAGTTTCAAACTGAGAAAGCAAATTACCAGGCTCCTCTAGAAAAGTCCTATACTCCAGTAATTTCAAATTATGGGCACGTGCACGTTCCCGTAAATAAGACATATTCACCAGATTTTCTGGAAACTGACCCGCAAATTTTTCATAATATACTAGCACTTTATTTCCAACTGTTATATTCTTATATGCATCGGTGGCAGTATCCATCTTGCGAATCTTGAAAATAGTCTTATCACTAATAACACCACTCAATTCCTGACTGCGGCCCATCTCCCGTAATATTGCCATACCATCTAGACAAGTTCCAATGAAATAACCTTGGTCTAGGAGATTTTCGCTAACATTACGTAGAAAAGCATCTAGAGTGTCTTCGGTATCCATCATATAGTGAATCGCATACATACAAGATACAACATCAAAACCCTCTAGTGCAACACCTTCTAATTTCTTCAACTTAGGTGTATTTCCAGGCATTCGACCATATAATACATCTAAATAATATCGGTTTAGATTATCACGCGCGCATTCACCATTAGAAATATTCTTAGTAGCATCTCCTACAATCAACATTGTTCGGTCAGCTAATTTAGCTACTGCAGGAGAACGTTTCGCCCATTCTAACATGCGTTTGCACCCACCATTAAATGGATTATTAAGACCATCATACCCAATTTCTAGCCCAACAACAGTATTAACACCACCATGCACGTATTTAGACATATCTGCAAATTTACCAACGGCTAAATCCAGAACTTTTGGACGGATATATCCGGTGAGGGCACGATTTATAAGATAGCTCTTTACGAAACCAGTATTGAAATCATTAAGAGGCTTAGTAAGGAAAGTAGTCTCTTTATTATCAGAGTAATATACCACGTCTTCTAGATTGTCCCCTTCTTTTGAAGAATCATTACTATCCACACCACTTAGGAAATCCCGAGTAATAGGATTATTAATAAGATACCAACTTGCAGCAGCTACTAAATAGGAATTAGGAGACTGCTTATCCGCACGAACACGATGAGGATGCCATCGCATTATTTCTTCCCTATTACTCATGTCATATGCACATTCTACAATTTGACCGTCTGTAAGTATATCTCCTGAATCACAATAAACATTATCATTTACATCCACTGGAAACAGTGCATCAGACATATAATTCTTCATTGTACCATCACTCTCAAATTCACCTAAGAAAGGATTTACTGCGAAAAATGGATAACTTTCCGGTAAAGATTGCAGCTTAACTCCTGAATTTAGTAAATAGAAATTCAATGCATTGTTATCTTCCGCGCGATTCTGATATATTGCAGTTTTCAATTGGACTCGTACATATTTCTGGTCGCCACGATATTCATAAACGGTCTTACCAACTGTACCCTTATCCATGCTCTTCAAGAAATCCACACGGAAATCAACAGTTAATAAATCAGCAGGTTTCCATTTGTAATTTAGATTCCAGCGACCGGCTTTGAAAGGATGTGCACTATGTGCACCAAAAGCTGATGCACCTTCCCTACTTTGGAAAACACCCATATTATTAGGTAGAAATACCAATCCATCCGTTTTATAAGGAAATAAATGACCGACTTCTAAATATCCACCGTATGCTTGATTCATCTTATTTAGCAAACGTTCGCAATTGAGTTGCATTTGTGTTTGGTCTTCGGGGTCAAGGCCTTCATATGTTCGAGCGGAATTACCAGGTAGATAATCCTTCTTGTAAATAAGAAGCGGTAATTTTTCATTAGTCTGGACTATATTATTTCCAGTTTCAAAATATTTTACTACTTCCACGATAGCATGATGACGACCCTCTGGGCGGCCAATAAGAAAGGGACGATGCATAATGCAGTTGCCTTGATATACATAAGCATCAAATATATAGAAATTATTCAATACACGACCATCTTCTCCACGAGATACTAATTCACCATCTAAGATTGTATCTCGTAATGATGGCATCACCAAACCGAGAGATTTAATATTGCTTTCACGGTCAATACCATACACTGCACCTTTGCTATCAATAAACAGCAGATTGCGTTCACCATCAGTTTTATCTGTTACCAAATAATTAATCTGTATATTAGTATTGGTTGCAATATCTGGTAAGGCCTCTGGATCTAGTTTCATAGCTTGGTTAGCAGATAAATCAACAATGAGAGGACCAAAGAATATACCTTTCTGTTGGAATTGCTTTGTAATAATAGATTTTAATTCTGCAATACGTCTAGCACCACCTGCTTGATTTATGCTTGATTCTGAAGAATCATTATCACTTTCAGATATATCATTAGTGGAAGTTTCATCATCAGTATCTACTCTATTATATCCACCACCAGATTGTTGCAATTCTTGTGCTTCTTCCTCTTCTTTTCCTTCTTCCCGGCCAACAATCTTATTAGATTCTATCTCACCGTCTGTCGCCCGGATAAAATCAATATCACCATCCATATCTAATTCGAATCCTCCACGTTGTTTCTTTATAAGCATCTTATGTGCTTCTGCGCGTTTACTGGCACTTGCACGAGTATCTTCAGTTTTATCACTATTAACTAGTAAATCTTCTGTAATACTATCTAGCACAACTTTAGAAAAATTTCTACGAACAGTAGCTTGTTCTTCATTGCTAAGGATATAATTACTACCTTGAATACATTGTAATACTGCACCAATATAGCGGAAGAACAATTGGAATTCTCGTGTAATATATTCCTTTCTAGCATCGGGATTCTTAAAACGGGTCTTATCTCCACCCTTGTTGCGAATATATTCTACTTCTACTTCATATGTAGGTGCATTTGTAAAAACACCACTTTCTTTAATATTCTTAAAGAAGTCTGAACCATTTCGAACCAGTACTTTTTCGTCAGGACGGTTTTCAATAGACCTCCACCAAGTACCAAATCCCATCTTAACATCGTTAGGTTTAACTACAGACCGAATTAAATTATTCTTAATTACTTCGGCAACAGTAATAAAACGGTCAATACTAGTGCTAGCCTTTACTATTGATACATCCACTTGGAAGTCACTTCCTTTATGAATGAATGAAAAAGTCTTCTTATAACGATAATTCTTCATTACATCTGGCCATTCTCGTTGAATATCTCGCACCCTAGAAGTATCGTTATTGAAATTAACTTCCTGTTTAAGGTTGAATTTAATATTATAGTTAGGTATTTCTAGTGATACTAGACGGGTTTTAGGACGTGTTTTCATTTCCATATCAACAGAGTTAATTATGGTAGCAAATGAATCTGAGTTACAATATGCATTAATAGCACCTTGACCTTTGACTAGGACACGAACTCCTCGCATCATAGGATTGGAATCTGGGAAGGTGATAGCTAGCCGGGATTGTGTTTTGACTTCAAACTCAGGATGTGATTTGAACCTTTTTAGGATTGACATGAAATTCGCATGAGATACATGATAATAAGACCTGTTACTACCACTATTGCTTCTAGAACTAGGATTATTAAAAAGACATTCTAGTTCATAATCTCGGTTGTCAATGGCAGAACCAATAAGCTCAAATATCTGTTCTTTCTCACTAGCACGGGAATCAAGGCGAATCATCTCTAGAATATTATTCTGGGTTAAGATACCGAGTTGCCTTACTAGTAAATCTACTATTAAATGGTATAATTATTTGATATATAAATTCATCTAGCCTTTTTTATATCAATTTTTTTTACTTTTAATTTAATATACATATATAATAGAAATTAGTATAATACACACTATAATTAATTATGCGATACACATCTTTTAGGCAAAACTATGGAAAATATAAAAACTATAAAAAATTTGGAAAAGAAGAAACAAATATAGAATATTATTTTCCGCTATTTCTAGAGGCTTTAGTTTCAATAATTGTATTTTATACAGTCTTTATAATTTATTTAAAATTTATATATCCATCCTATACTGAAACATTAGTTAAAAATGATATCAATAATCAAATTGACTTATATCACTTATGCAATATATCAAGTAGAACAGACCAGGCGCATGCTTACACATCTAAAGATATTAGTTATTTACGAGGGGAAGTTGATAATATTAATACCAATTATGATAATTATGTAAGTAAAATGAATACAAAATACACTAATTCTATTAACAAATTAGTTATATTTATTACAGTTATTATAGGTGTGTTGTTATTAGGTAGTGTGCTGTTTTGTTATTTAGGATTCTATGATTGGCATGATATTAATTTTAAAGGATTATTACTAGCTTTTGTATTACATGGATGTTTTATAGTTGCTTTAGAGGCATATCTATTATTAGTAGTTATACCAAATTTTGGAAATGTTTCTTTAGTAGATATTTTTTATGATAAAGAATAGAAAAATATTAATTTTATAAAGCTATAAATATTAAAATATTGTTTTATT